TTACTTTGATGCCCACAGATCCCTGAGAGCCTGCTGCAAATAAGAGAAATCCACAGATGGCACATCCTGATTCAGTCTGCCCTCTTTCCTGCACACATCATATAATCTTATTCCAAGAGATGCCACATCCCGTCTGTCCTCCGCAGGCAGACTTGCATACAGCATGTCAAATTCAACCAGAGCTTTAAGGTCACCTGACCAACCCGATGCAAGCCAGGCTATATCAGCCGTCTTGTCATCTCCAAGTGCTTTAACGCTCTCAACCAGTTGACTATATTTACTGTTGACAGTTCCATTCTTCATACCCTGCCAGTGAAAAAGTGCAGTCTCAGACACACCGAGAACACTAGCTATAGCCGGAATGTGCCGCGCTGTCGGAAGCCTCTCCTCATTCTCCCACTTGTAATATATCCCTTCTGTTATCTTATGATTCTCCGGCAGGAGCTCATTTATCTCCGCAACCATATACTTTACCGTATACTTCGAAGATCTGCTGTTTTTGCGGATATCCCGCATATTGAAGCCTATCGTATCTACCATTTCTGTAGAATCCGACGCCCCCTTTTTTGTTCTCCTTCTATTCATCTCTCTCCTCCATTGTATACATTTATACATATTGTTTATTTTATAATTAATATATTGATATGTCAAAATATCTCAAAATGGCTTAAATACGTTACTTTTTGAAGGTACTTCGTGTAATAACATATCATGGCAAATCAATTTTTTGCCCCTAAATTGCCCCTAAATTGCCCCTAAAAAAAGCCCACCATATTGCTATGATGGGCTCTCTGTTCTACTTCAAAATCTCATTGACTTTGTTCTGGATTATAGTTGGATTATACCCCGCTGCCTTAAGCCTATTGATACGCTCCTGTCCGTTGCCCCACTTGCCTATGATGACTTCATGAGCAACTGCATTGATGATCTTGTCCTCTGACATCTGTGAAGCCTTGACGAGCTTGTTGACTGCTGCCTGTACCTTATTGTAATCATATCCAGCCTTTGTGAGTCTATTCTTACGATCAGTACCGTTGCCCCACTTGCCCGCCAGCACCTCTTTAGCCAGTGTGTTGACGCTCTTCTTTACCGGCTTAATAGTGACAATCTTCACAGCCTTAGTAGCCAGCTTGTGCCATGATGCTGCACTTATGTATGCTTTGTTGAGGTCAAGGTTGCCATTGTAGCCTGAGAGCTTGCCAACAGATGTATACTGCCTGATCAAGCAATTATATTTTTCTTCGTTCCATGGGTGCTCCTGGTATCCAGTCTCAACATAATCTGGGTACTGAGCGACCCACAGGCCAAAACCAGTTTTCTTCACTGCATCCATAGCGCTCTTCTGGATGTATATCAGTGGCTTAATGCCTGTCTTTTTCTGCACATAACTGCACCACTGCAAGCACCATTCCAGATCCTTGACACCAAACAGATGGTTGTCCTTGGCTTCCCAATCCAGAATAAGTACCGCCTTGCCGATATACTTCTTTACATACGCAAGGAAGTGGTCAGCCTCTTTCTGTGGATCTCCGCCATTTGAATAGTGGTATACTCCCAGAAGTTTTTTTCTACTCAAAACTTTATCGCAATGCGCTGCAAAGTATCTGTTCTTGTAGTTCGTTCCCTCGGTCGCCTTCACGATGCAGAAGTCGTATGGCACTTTGGCAAGGTCTATATTTTTATCTCCCTGCCATGCACTGATGTCTATTCCATTCATATTATTCCCCACCTTTCTCTTCGCTCTTTGAGGTTAATATATCTATTGCTTTATTGATTACCTTAGGAAGCGGTACACCCATGAGACCAGCGTTCTCCACAATACTGATCGTCTCATTTACAATAAATCCTATTATCACCGCATCCCGGATATAGTTTGACCCTATCGCCAGATCGAGCCTATAGGCTATCAATACAAACAAAAGGGACATGCCCTTACGACATAATCCCTTCCATCCTGCCTTGCTCTCTAAGGCTCCTGACGTTGTTTTCTTACTGTTGTGAAAAACTCCAGCCACCACCAAGCCACTCACATAGTCTATGGCCATGAACATGACCAGTGTTGCCAGCCCTGCATCCCATCCACCAAACAGGGATGCTATCACACCGCCTATTGCTCCGGCGGTTGTACATATTGCATTTTTCATACTTTTTATCCTCCTAAATTAAGATGTCAATTTATCGCCTGTCAGCCATGTTCCAGAGAGTGATATCTCATCATTTGCTGCAAGTTTCACTGTAGTACCCATCATGCAGATGTTTCCGTCAGGCCCCACGATTCCTGTAACCGGCGGTCCCTGCTGACCGGATGATACAGCTACGATCGATACCGGCCTGAAACCAGTCGGGACGGATGCAACACCTACAGTTCCGGTCCTACCAACAGCGTATGACTTCTTGACCTTACATGACATGTACATCTGCACAACATTGCCGATACGTCTGAGGTTTCTGTTTGTTATATTAGATGCATTTGTGCTGTTAACCGTTATTGCTCCAGATACACCTGTACCATCGAGAGCCATTCCAATGCCGCTGTCAAGATAAGATGAGTTGCCTGTCTTCCTGTTTGTACCGGCTGAATAGTCACTATCTGTTGTCCTCGTAAACGCAAGTGCATTTCCATACACACTATTGTATGCCGCTACTGCCCAAGTCGAATTTAGGGTTGGAAGCGATATGAGCGGGTAATAGTCGTTGTCAAGAATGGTATCGCCAGCATTAAATACCGCATTATCCCTTGCGGTCAGCCAAGTCGATGCTAAGATTGAGTCTATTACCTTAAAAAGTGACGCTCCCACATCTCCTCTGACTGTCAGTGACGACTCGCCAGAGTTATCACCGATGATAGTATTCTTTCCAAGCCATACCACGCCTGCCTTAGCTGCGCTCACCGAACTGTCATTCGTTATGTATATACCATCGCTTCCGATCACAAGCTGCTGCTTCAGTCCAGCGATACCTACAATGATGTTGCCATCCTTGAATGTTATATACTTTGAATAGTTGTCCGGATCCGCTTCGTCAACGTTTATAAGTTTCTCCCAGAATAGCTTCAATTCATTCCCAGACTTCTCAACTGACAGAGCCTTGTTGTAAGCTGCCTTTGCCGCTTCATAGCTGCTTGACTTAGATACATCTGAATATGACACAGAACCATCACTCAATATTGTCTGATCTACAAAGTACAAAGTATTGGTAGATCCACTGGTGTAGCTTGGCTCAGTTGTAACCCATTTCCCACCGGGAGGATTTGCCGTTGGCTTAGCTGGTGCTGTAGCCGTGGATGACTGAAGTAGATAATATCTTGTTACACTCTTGACATCCTTGACATTAAATATGGTTATTTCTGCCTTGGCTTTGATTGTAGCCATAGAAACACCCCCTTACGCTTCAAGCTGACATGTTATAGCCAGTGAGTTAGGTACATCTCCTGCACCCACCGCATAAGTATTTGAAGACTTCTGGTATACTCCGCCTGCATACCACTTGACTGTACCTATCCCAGATACTACTCCTGTTGAAGAAATAGTTTGTTCAGCACTGCCCTTGAATACATGTGCTGTAAGTACCGTAGAACCGGTGTTATTCTTAAAGATGATTCCGGCACTTGATGTAATTGTTAATGTCAGTGCATCCGCTCCTGCATTGCCCTGAGGGCCCTGAGGGCCAGTTTCTCCAGTTGCGCCTTTATCACCCTTGGCGCCCGTTTCACCTTTGATTCTTGCCCATGTATAAGCCCCTACTGTTGCCGGGTCTGTCGGGTTATAATCTGTACATGTACCTATATACATTCCAACATCTTCACCCGAGTTTGATGTGAATGTTTTTCCTCCATCGTTTGAATATTTTACATGAAAATACGATGTCTTGCCGTTTGCCCCAGCTGCCCCTGGAGTTCCATTAGTGCCGTCCTTAACAGTCTGGGTATGTGTACCGTCTTTATCGGTGATGGTTATGGTTGTCACGCCGTTTGTTTTAGTGACTGATACAGTTGGGGATACACCCTGCGGGCCCTGAGGTCCCTGTACTCCCTGATCACCTTTATCGCCTTTAGCTCCTGTTGCTCCTGTCTTCGCTACGGCAAACGAGAACTTCTTGTTGATCGTTACCCCATCAACAACAACTGGGATAGTTGCCTCGCATGCAGTTGTCAGCTTCGCCGTCAGAGTAAACGTGATTGTGACTTTTGAAGTTCCACTGTTACTTACCGCAGCTGTCACTCCTGTTGGGCAAACTATTGCCTTGGCATCTACTGTAACAACGGAACACATGTTATTACCACAATATGCTGCCGCATCTGTTGTGCATTTAGAACCGGCCGCAGCTCCCTGCGTGTCCCCAAGGAATGTGTATGCTTCGCTTGACAACACTACGTTGTAAGCATCTGATACATCAAGTACAGTAACCTGATCTGCTGCTTTTATTGTTGCCATATATATAATCCTCCTTAATCTGTTATAAGTTCACACATGAAAGTTACTTTTGTGTCCACGTCATCTGGTGAAAGGGTAAAAGAAAATCCGTCGTTACTCATTCTTGAATCGGCGGATGATATTATTCCATATTCTTCTTCATCAAGTTTCTGCCATTTCCACTGGATGTAGGCTGAACTTCCATACACTTCATGTAACTTATCTATATCTGTTATCCTGTCTTTTCCGTGGTATATCACCACAGACAAGACTGTTGATACTGCATTATTTTTAAATACGGTTCCTCTTGATGATTCTATCCTCAGGAGTGTGGTTATCTCATCTCTGACATTATCAACATCCTGTTTTATGTCACTTATAATGTTTTCTATGTTCTGCTTGCCAAGGGTGAATTTATCTGCCGATATAGCAAGATGGGATTCTCCCTTATTATCCACATAGAACATTATGAAATTGTCAGAATCACCAATGTTTATCTGGCCATCACTTCCGAGATATGTTCCCCGGGATGTATTACTCATACTCTCTTTTGTGCCAGAGTATAAACAACCATCCGCTATGTGCCAGCCGCCTATTGTTGCTCCAAATGCCACAAGATCATCAACAGCTATCTTAGTTGCCGTGATAGACTTAGCTCTGATCACACCGCCATCAAGGCTGTTGTAATCCGTCTGCTCTTTCTCTACTGTGTTACCATCAGTATTCAGTTTGTAATACAGACCATCTTCACCCTTGATGACGAGCTTATCCGCTATGACTGTACCACCCTTGATACTGTCTCCCAGGATAGTCACACCAACGAGTGTTCCTGTGACCTTCTGATCACCGACCACAACATCTTCAATCAATCCCGACTTGGCGAAAAACTGCTCCAGAGCTGCCTTACCTATATTTGCAAAATCTATCTGTGCATACTTGATAGCCGCATCTTTCGCATCCAGCTTATCTGCGTACAAACGCCTGTATACCTGCTGCACATAGTTCTCGGTTGGGCTTACATATGTCGCTTCACTGAGTTCTGTACTGCCATATGATCCGATAGCCGTTATAAGCCCGCCGTCATAACTGAAATCCAAGCTCATGACCGGCACCGGATATGCTTTGCCATCTCTGCTCAATACCTGTACTATATCTCCAAGCTCAAGTCTCATATCACCCGCAAAACTGCATGTCGTTGGATGATAGCTCATATCCTTCAGCTTTGCATACAGGCCGTCAAGAATCTCCTGTGTCATCAGGAAGTTGCTTGTTGCTATTCCTGTAAGCCCCTGTCCTGATTTTATTGTGCTGTTCTCATCAACAGCACATGAGATATACCCAACCTGAAACATGTTCTCTTGCACAACAACATCATCAAACGACCTGTTAAGCCCTACCGAATAATCCGTTGTCGTGTACCACCTGAAATCAAGCACTCCGTCCCTGTCAAATGTCGCAAACTTACCAGTAAGGCCGGCTATGAACCCAACTGCCTGTCTGTATGTGTAGCCATCAAAGTTTTTTGATATGTTGATTCCTGACGGAGCATTCTTCATTCTGATGCCTGTCAATGTCTCTATCTCTGCACATACCTCCGATATATCACAAGGATATAAGAGATTAGACAGATAATATCCTGACATCTTGTAAGCCATCCTGTCGTATGCCGTGAATGTGATCCTGCCATCATCAACAGTAGGTTTCTGGGCCATGAAGTATCCCATCTTGACATACTCTATACTGTCATCATCAAGCATGAGGCCTATCTCAAGCAGAAATTCCCTGCCGGTCAGACTTATATCCGGCTGTATCATTGTGATATCAAGCTGCGTGGAACTGGCGCACCCTATCTCTAAGGTGCTTGTTCCAGTTCCGGCTATACACTTCATATCAACACTGACAAAACCGGATTCTATGACAGTGTCATCACATGTTATACGTGCTCTGAAGGTTCTGCCATCGCCCATTATTCTATTGCCAAAGTTATCTGATACTTTCGTGTACATCCGATATCTCCTACTTCTCTATCAGGTCAACTCCAACCCCTGTATACCTGTACATTCCATCACGTATGTCATATACCGGGTATGTCGGAGTGCCTGCATACATCCTCTTTGTTACATATTGCTTTGTTCGTGGATCCTTGAATTTAACATCAAAAAAAGAATCATAGATTGCACTCTCTATAAGTGCTATCTGTGATTCTGTGAGGTAATTCCACTTAATCTTCAATGTCATCTTTCTGGCCACGATATCACCGAACATTTCTCCATCCGAGACTCGCCCAGTGTTCTTGCTCCAGATCTTCTCTGGCGCATAAGTGAGACCACCATTGATCGCTGGATCTGGCATGTCCACTCCATTTATAACAAGCTCTGCTGCCACAGTCTCACTCCTTTCCTATACCAATATTGGATTCTTGCCTGTCTGGATGGTCCTGTCGTTGATGTCCTTTATAACAACATCTGTAACCTGTTTGCCGCCGACATATACATTTATCACAGGTGTGTTTCCACCTGACTTGCCGCCACCGCTGTTCGCCGCTGTGACCGCCCTGTATACACCAGCTTCAATACCTTCGACTATCTGAGCATTATTCGCAACCGCTGTCTTACCATTGCTGAACTTACCAACAAGCTCTCCGTGGTTCGCCATGAACAAGCCGTCCTCCGGGAAACCGCCAGTCGCAAATGTGGATATATGTCCAACATTAAAACCAATTGTAGTTCCATCGAATAATGTCTTATATTTTCCGTGAATAATATCATAATAACGGATAGGATTAATCTTCCAACTCAGCTTGTTAAGATTGTCGATAATGTAAGTATTTATCCATCCAATAACCGTATTTATGGCTGATCTGAAACCGTTTTTTAGTGCCTGCGCAGAAGTAGCTGCTACGATTGTGAACCTTACAGTCTTATTCTTCCACTGTGCCGATCTATTGTT